TTAGGTTTGTTGGCACGGTGGCCTCTTGCTTTTGCCATTTTGTTACCTCTTGTTAGCGGGGCTACTTTGGCTTGTAGGTAGCCGCTTCGGTTGGGTCGGGGCCGTTGTTAACGGGTAGCCGACGAATTAGGTTTAGGAGTCGGAAGCTGCATATTTTCGCGCTCGTACTCGCTGTACCAATCTAGGGCTTTTTCAGCCCGGTTGTACTCCGGGTCTCCCTGATTTTTAATCTTACCAAATAGTCCGACCTTGATAGCCCGTTTTAAATTTTGGCCTTTGTCAAACTCTTTTCTAAATGTTTCGTATCTTTTTAGTGCGCCTAGATACGATGCAGAAAACATTACTGCTCGTTTTCCAGCATCAGGAATCTTCGCATACTTAGGATAATTCTTTTCAAACTTTTCGTATTTACTACGAAGAGCAAGTCTATTAACTTCTTCCATTTCCGGCTCTGTAAGCTTGAGTGGAACAGTCTCTAGGACATCCCTAGCTGCTTGACCTTTCTTTTTCAGGTAAGGTGTCAGCTTTGCAATGAGGTTTGTATTAAGTCCCATCTTTTCTAAATCAGTAGGATTGTGCTGTCCCACGTCAAAGCCTATGCCTACCGTAACGCCACTGTTGCTTCTGCCTTTTGGTACGTACCCTTCAGATACGTTTCCTTCTAGAAGAAGAAGCAAATCACGAGCAGTGTTTTCAAAATCAGTGTAGGGGGGAAGCGGAGTAGATGCTTCTGCCATTGGTTTTTCGGCAAATCCTTGCTTTGGTATTTCTGCCTCTTCAGACGGTGGGGCTGTAAGCTGCGGTTCTTCTTTGCCGAATCCAAACAACCTGCTCAGAAAACCACCTTCTGCTGCACCCACCGGCTGCTGCCCGTTCTCTTCAATGCGCTTGGATGTTTCTTTTTTGCCGCGATTGTTGATTTTTTCTAGGCGGTCATACCCAATGATCTTAGCGATTGCTGGGGGCACGAGTACCTCACCGCGAGACACGGCCACGTCAACCTGTTCTTTCGACGGTGCTGCCGACCCCTGCTTACCCGCTTTTGCATAGGCATCGTTGAGCATCTTGGCTATGTCTTCTTCGCCCGCAAATTCGACGGCTGCAGCGTTGATGACAAACGTACCCTCTTGAACGCTCATAGGCTTGTCGTCAGCCACTGTAGCAGCTTCGGGTACCTGTGACGGCGGACGTTCTACAAAGCCCGCTGGTGAGGCTCCTACAGCCCCTCCGGGTGCGTATCCTACGCGACCCCCCAAAGCCCTTCTACCGCCGTAACCACCGTATCCTTTTGGATCAGACCTCTGACTACCGCTGCTGTCTCTGCCGTATCCGGATGGTTGTCTGCCTTGCGTGTCGCTTTCTTTATTTTCCCTCTCAGATTCCCTTGTACCGCTATTAACATTTATACTTTCTTGCGCTGCTATTGCGTCTGCTCTCTCTTGTCTTTTTCTTGCGTCTTCTTGTTCTTGCGCTGCTACTTTTTCATTCTCTACTCTTTGTTTCTTTTCTGCAGGTGTTTCACCCAGTATGTTCTTTACAAAATTTGACGAAAACTCTTTAGCTTCTCTTAGGTGAGAGTTGTAGGTGTCGTCGTCAACACTGCTTGTCCTATGAAATATGCCAGTTTTGAATTGTTTCATGTGAGCGTCTAACGCCTGTTTCAAGTCAAGTGCTTGATCAGAACTGAGGGTGGATGTATGCCCCATGTCAGCGGCTATTTTATTAGCAAAGTCATTTCGTGCTTTTGTAGCTTGACTTGCGGTAACATTTTGAGTTGATCCATCAGACCCTAATATCGTTCCGTAGGCATCCATCGCAACGCCCGTGGCTGTAACCAACGCCTCTTTTCCTGAATTTTCATATGCGCCATTCGCAAAAGGTTTGGAACTGACTATTTCTTTCATCATGCCCGGAAGGAAACCCTTACTCATGTGTTCCAAACCAGCCATCTGCTTTTGAGTGCCCTGAAACACCCCAGAAAAAAACTTTTCACCCGGCTTTCGGTAAACCAGTTGTCCGTTTAGTTCAAACATGGTGCCACCACTGCCGCCCGTTGCAGCGATTGAGTCGGCTGTTTCTTTTTGTTTTTTGCGATTTAGTTCACCCATAGCACTTAGGGCGGGTCCACCAAGCGGCCCAACCCCCAGCATAAGCCCTACACCAGCCCCTATTGCCCCTTCTGGAGTTTTGTACATGTCAGCAATAGCTTTGCCAAAATCACTAAACGACCTATCTTTTTTTGCATTGTCTTTTATTGCTTTAGCGGGATCGACGTAATCGTTTATAACTTCGTTAAAATCTTTTGTTTTAAAATCAAACGAACTTCCGCCACCAAGTGTGACTCCTGCGCCAAAAATAGTCGGTCTGTCTTCGTCGCTTTTTACAGGTGCAAGAACATTTGGCTGTACGTTTTGATCGTCATCGTCGTCATCGTCGTCATCGTCGCCAATAACTACTGGATCAGTGATTGTTGGCATGTTGTAAAAATCAACAAACCCTTTTTGATACTCGTCCTGTGTTATTTCAGATGTAGGATCAAAGTACGGAGTGCTGCTAGTCACGGTAGTAGTGCCAGTCGTTGTTGTGTCGTTTTCAGCCATTGTTCTTTACCACTGCCTCGTAGCTATCCTTCAGTTGAAGGAGGGTTTCCAGTAAAGCCAGCTTCCCCTGCAACTGGCGCAGTTCCGACTCCGATTGTGCCGTTACCACGGCCCGAATCGTCAAGCCCTTGAGGTCCGTCAGGTACTCCTGCAGGGGCACCCATTCCTTGCTGTTGAGCATCGGGGCCAGCTTGCGGGCTTGGTCCTTGTTGAGCATTTTGCATCATCCCTTGTAACATCTGTGCGTATACTTGCGCTTCGTTTTGATCGTTGACCAAGCTATCCGGATCGATGTCCTGTGATATAGCCAGTTCACGCATCAGGTTTGGTATCTTTACAAACGGAGCAAGCATGGGGTTTGCTACGGTTTGCAACAGTGAAGTGAGACGCTGTGTGCGGACTTCTTTTTGCATGACGGCTGCTACGCCACGCGGTTTAATTTCTAGGTCGCCTGTAATGTCTTCGATGTTTTCACCAAACTGCATATTCCATTGAAAGAATGCTTCACCGATTGGCTTGAGAAGATGATCGTCGATGTTCTTAATGACGGTCTTCATAGACAAGCCCGCACTGCCCATCAGCATAGACAGACCTGCAGCGGTACGTCCTGTGCCCGTAACTCCGGTTTGTCCGTGAGTGATAGATGGTATGCCCGTCTCTTCGTCAGCAAGCTGCCGCGATATCTGATACATCTGTATGTTTTCACCGGCTGTGTTCGGAAACTTTAGTCCGTTAACAGCAGTACCCGTTACGCCTGATTGACGACGGAATATCTTGCCGGGGAAGATGTCCATGTTTTGTCCGGGGACAAGGGACGCTTCGTCCACATCAAAGACAAGGTTGCCAGCGAGGGCCAGATTGTCGATTGCCATACGAACGTGGCCGTTCATCAGCATCTGTGCATCTTCCATGTTCTCAGCTACACCGACACCCCAGATTTGATAGGGGTTGATTTCGAACGGAAACGACTGGTAGGGTATACGTGCTGGAGTAAACGGGTTAACAACGCAGCGAAGGATCATTGTACCACACACCCAGACGTTGACCTGCATCTGATCAAACTCAGACATGTCCTCTGCGCCTTCGAAGCCTACTTCTTTTGCAAACTTCGAGTCTAGGACACCCCAATACTCAAGGACTTCGTACCGATTCTCAGAGATGTGGGGTTCTGTTTCATCTTCACGGATTGTGTCTTCGTAGTATTTGTCTTCGTAGTTTGGCCCTTTTGCAAGGCACTCTTGAACTGCTTCTGCGTCGAAGTGGGGACGCATGATAAGGCTGCGTAGCTGTTGCCTATTCATACGGTGTCGTTCAATGACGTATTCGCAGTCCTCTACAGACGTGGCAGATGGATCAGGATGGAAGTCCCAACAAGAAACGTGTTCGATACGAGGAACAGTGCGTTCGTACGGGGTGTACTCACGTTCACCTTCTTCGTTTGTTGTCCACTTGTGTACTCGTTTATAGAAGTTAAACGGACCTTTGATCACACCTGTGCCAAACAAAGAGGCTTCGAAGATAGCCTTGCGAAACTCACTGACGGCATTGGTATCAAGCAACTGATCGTGGATACACTTCTCCATCTTTCGTGCTTGCTCTTTAGCAGGTTCGAACTGTGGCTCACCTACGCGAGACTTACCCGCAAGTATCATGTCACCAAAGTCTTTGCCGTACGATCCTAACTTGTGTGGATCATCTGCTTTCATAGCACCGGGTGCTAATGCTCTCCCGTCTCCCGGCA